TGATTTTTCTAATGGCGCATCTTTTGATCCGGCATTAGTATTAGATAATGCGGCCACACCTTTAGATTATTCAGTTTTAGGAACTGCCGCCGCAGATGTTGTTGATATAACACCTTATGTAACTCAATGTTATATACGCCGGGCTTTTAACAGATCAGCCGATTCATTTACAGGTGGTACTGCAAGAATTACATTTGTTGATGAAACAGGTCAATTTAATCCGGCCAATACTTCATCAAGCCTATATGGCAAAATTAAACCTATGCGTAAAATTCAATTTACGGCTGAATATCTAGGCACAACTTACAGTTTAGGTTCATTTTATGTACAAGAATGGAATTACCAAAGCCCCACTGGATTTGATCCGGCCTATGTAACTTTAAATTGTGTAGATGGATTTCAATTATTAAATTTAACTACCATTACAACAGTGACAGGCGGCACAGCCGGACAGACTACCGCTCAAAGAATTACAAGTTTATTGGATGCAGGGGATTGGGCAGGCGGTATGCGTGATATTTCTACTACCGCAACTACAACAGTTCAGGCAGATGATGGATCATCAAGGTCATTGTTATCAGCCTGTCAGGTTGTAGAAGGTACAGAATTAGGGGCGTTTTATATAGATGAACGCGGATATGCAAAATTTATGTCACGCGCTGACATCATAACTGCATCAGGTGGCACATTAACTAAATTTAGTGATGTACCCGGATCGGGTGATATTACTTATCAGGCAGTTGAATTTGATATTTCAGATTATCAAATGATTAACAAAGTAACCGTCACTCCAACAGGATTAAGTGGTTCTACTGCTACTGATTCTACAAGTATTTTGGATTATTTTGAACATAGCCGGGTAAGAAGTGGCATTATGCAAACGCAGGCGGATGCGTTAAATCAAGCACAAATGATCATTGCTTCCCGAAAAGAACAAGGTGTTAATCTGCAATTAAATTCATTAACCGTAGATGCTTATGGACAGAGTGATCCTAGCCGGGTTATTGCCGCTTTGAATTTAGATATTTTCTATCCAATACAGGTAACCCAAACCTTGCCTGCCGGCAATGTGGTCACAGATAGCGTAATTTCAGGTGTTACTTATCAGATAACCCCTAAAACTTTTATGGTGAATTTTACTTGCGCCCAACCCTTTGCTTCAGGTTTTTTGTTAAACTCTACGGTAGATGGTATTTTAGATCAAGATTCTTTGGCTTATTAGGGAGTATAGATAGATGGCAACTTTTTCAGTTGGTCAGGTTCTAACGGCCGCTCAGATGAACTCAATTGCTAATCTGACAGTTAGAGCAGTTACTAGTACATCAGATACATTGGTGTTGGCAGATGCCGATAATAAACTAATTACTTATTCAAATACTGGTACAACCACAATTACAATACCGCCTTTTTCAAGTGTGGCAATAACTACTGGATCAGTAATAAATTTTATTAAAATTGGTTCGGCTGGAACTGTAAGTATCACGCAAGGTGCAGGTGTAACTATTGCATCAACTGGTACTACATCTACTAACCCAACAATAACAAAAACATTTGGTGCAGTATCATGTATTAAAGTGAGTACAGATAGTTGGTATGTAGTCGGTAGGGTTGCAGAGTAATAATGAATATTTTAGGGATATTAGCACAACAAGCCGCCGGTGTAGCAATTACAGTAGATTATTTAGTATTGGCTGGTGGTGGCGGTGGTGGTCGTGAAACTGCTGGTGGTGGCGGTGCTGGTGGTATGCGTTGCACAGTTACTGCAACTGGTGGTGGCGGATCTTTAGAATCTGCTTTAACTTTATCTAAATCAACTAATTACACAGTAACGGTTGGTGCAGGTGGTGCTAAAGGAACTACTGGATCAACTACTGGTACAACGGGATCTAGTTCTGTTTTTTCAACCATTACTTCCACAGGCGGTGGCGGTGGTGGTGCAGGTGCATCAGTAGGACTTGCAGGTGGTTCAGGTGGCGGTGCTGGTCGTGGTAGTACAGCCGGTGCGGCATCTCCATCAGGTCAAGGATACGCAGGTGGTGCAGGTGGTGCTTCTAGTGGTGGCGATATTGCTTCTGCTGGTGGTGGTGGCGGTGCTGGTCAAACTGGTACTGCTGGTGCAACTAAAACTGGTGGTAAAGGTGGTGATGGCGTTGCTACTTCAATTACTGGTTCATCAGTTACTTATGGTGGTGGCGGTGGTGGCGGTGTCTATTACAATACTCAAGCCGTAGGTGGTGCAGGTGGTTCAGGCGGTGGCGGTGCTGCCGGTTCAACTGGTCCTGCTGCAGAACAAATTGGTGCTGGTTCTAATGGCACAACAAATTTAGGTGGCGGTGGTGGTGGCGGTAATTTATCTAATAGCAATACTACTGATGGCGGTGTAGGTGGTTCAGGTGTTGTAATTCTTAGATACGCTGATACTTTAACAATTACTATTGGTGCAGGTTTAACTGGTACGGAAAGTGCTGCAAGTGGTGGGTATAAAAGAGCAACCATTACGGCTGGCACTGGAAATGTGAGTTGGGCATAGTGGCACATTACGCATTTTTAGATGAAAATAATATTGTTACAGAAGTTATTGTCGGTATTGATGAAACTGAATTGATTGAAGGATTAGACCCTGAAACTTGGTATGGCAATTTTAAAGGTCAAACTTGTAAAAGAACTTCCTATAATAACAATATAAGAAAACAATACGCAGGCATTGGTTTTACTTATGATCCAATTGCAGATGTATTTATTCAACCACAACCTTATGCTTCATGGTCATTAGATAATAATTTTGATTGGCAAGCCCCAAAACCTAGACCTAATAATGGTATGTCGTATTGGGATGAAAAAAATCAACAGTGGCAATCATTAGAGAATTAACTAGCCCTAATGGTTGGCCGGCTAGTGAGGATCGCAAAGCGTTAGGCATTGAAACTTTTACAGTGCCAGGCACAAAGATCAGGTTTGCATGTGCCAAAGCCGTTGCGCCAATCCTGGTAAGTTTTGCTAAAGATTTCCATGATTTAGTTGAGCCAATAGATCAAGGCCAATTAGATGATTGGGGTTACGCTTTTAGGCAAACCCGAGGATCAGAAAGAATTTTAAGCAATCACGCATCCGGTACGGCCATAGATTTAAATGCAATTAAGCATCCTTTGGGCAAGTCAGATACATTTAATAAGGATCAGCGTAATACAATTAACCTACTAATAACTAAATATGGGTTAAACTGGGGCGGTAATTACAAGAAGCGCAAAGATGATATGCATTTTGAAATTGGTTTAACTCAACATGAGGTTGTAGAAAAAATTAAAGAGTTAGGATTAGGTGTTTAATTGGCTAGTACATACAACATTAGTATTGATCAAGGTGCAACCTACACTTTAGCAATTTCTTACAAAGATGAAAATGGTGCTGCTATAAATCTGACTAATTATACGGCCGCTATGCAATTAAGATCAACCTACACTTCAGTTGATGCCGTTCTATCTTTGTCTAGTCCCTCTAATGGCATTGTAATTACAGGTGCAACCGGTTTGATTTCTATCACGATTACAGCCACACAGACCGCTGCTCTTTCTTCAAATAATTTCGTTTATGATTTAGAAATAACATCTTCATCCAATGTGAAAACTAGATTGATTCAAGGTATTGTAACAATAAGTCCAGAGGTAACTAGATGAGTGATAACACCTTAACAGTTACTGAGATAGTCAATTCTGTAACAGTTACGCCTGTAAATAACACAGTTACTGTGTCAGAAGTAGGTGTGCAAGGTGCTACTGGAGCAACAGGGGCTACTGGTGCAACCGGAGCGACTGGCGCACAAGGCTCATCAGGTGTTGTAACAGTCAATGCACCAATTACAAATGCTGGCACTTCATCGGCTGCAAACCTTTCAGTATCTACTGGCACAACATCTGCTGTTGGAGTATTGCAATTAACTGACTCAACATCATCAACTTCTACAACAACTGCTGCTACTCCAAACAGCGTAAAAACTTCTTATGATTTAGCAATAAGTCGTCAAGGAATAGTAAAAGCAAGTTCTGGTGGATATTACAAAACACCTATAAATAACTATGGAACTATAACTGTGACACATCAAAGAATGTATTTGACACCAATTTATGTTGGTCAATCTACATCTTTTGATAGAATTGCGTGTAGAGCAGATACTGGTTTTTCAGGAACTTCTACTGTTAGGCTCGGAATTTATGGCAGTGATTCAAATAATCAACCAAGTTCATTAGTTTTGGATGCTGGAACAGTTGCATTTACTGGTATTGCCACAGTTGAAATTACAATAAGCCAAACTTTATTACCAGGATTATATTGGCTTGCATTTTGTCAACAAGGAACTGCTCCTACTACTGCTATTTATACTGGAACAACTGGTGGAGTTGCTATTATCAATGTTTTGATGTTGAGTGGTGGAGCAGGTGCAGTAAACCAAAATCCAGTATTAGGATTTGGAAGAAATACAGTAACAGGAGCATTACCAGATCCGGCAGGTGCGGGAACTGCCAACGCTGTTGCATTTGTATGGTTAAGGAGCGCATAATGGGAAAATTAATTACTTACGGAATCGGTGGCTTTGATCCATCAAAACCAAACAACAACATTGTTGAGGAAATAGACCTACTAGATGAGGAAACAAATGAAACTAACCAATAAACAAAAAGAAGTGATTAAGTCATATTTAAGAAGCGTTGCCTGCGCAACAGTTACAACATTGTTGGCTTTAGTAGCAGATGTTAAACCTGAATATGCAATTTTGGCAGGTGCTTTGGTTGCACCTTTAATCCGCTATCTTGATCCTGCGGATGATAAATTTGGAATCAATAGTTAATGAGCGCAAACGATCAGATGGCATTAGTCGTATCTATTGTCACAATAATTGGCTCATTTATTGCTTCAGTACGCTGGTTAGTAAAGCACTATTTAAGTGAGTTAAAACCTGATGGCAATGGTGGGCATAACCTAGAAGGCAGGGTTTTGCGCATAGAACAAAAGTTAGACACGCTAATGCAAATCCTTATATCTCAAAAGTAAGTCAGCCCTATCCCCTACCCTATTGCCATGAAGATGTGTGTGGTTGTACCTAGTAGGGGTAGGCCTGAAAATGCCGAACGATTGGCACAGGCTTTTAAAGATACAAATACT